CAGCCACGCGCGTGGTCGGTGAAGGCGTTCGTTATGTCGAGCACCTCATGGGGCGTCACGAGGCGGCAGCCGGCGGCCAGGGCAGGGCAGGCCGGCATCCACCCGGAGCGGTAGCCCACGCCCACCTGCCGGGCGGCCATGACGCGTTCCTTGCCGGAAAGTCCCCGCACGGCCGCCTTGCCGGTCCAGATGTCCGCCGGCGCGCGCCGAAACCCCATGGCCCCGTCCGACACCTCGAGGTCGGTCTGGACGGTGACGTCCACCACGAACACACCCCAAAACAGGGCGAGCACCAGCATGTCGCCCTCGGGCCGGGCATCGGCCACGATCCAGGCAACGCCGTCCTGCGAAAGGCTGTGGCCGAAGGCCGGCGCCGCCGGCAGATCAGCCGGCCGGACCCAGGCCCGGCCAAGCCGCACCTGGCCGCAATCGACGCTGTCGCGCAGGGGGGCCGGGATGCCGATCCAGGTGTCGCCGTCCTCGATCACGGCCAAAACGGCGGTGCCGGCACCGCTCGCCGTATAGGTGGCCGGTCCGGCAAAGGCGGCCACGAAGGCGCCGGCGTCATCGAGCATCGGAGGCCTCCGACGCTTCCTGGCAGACCACGCACCGGCAGGCACCGGGGCGGGCGGCCAGCCGAGCCGTCGGGATGGGGGCACCGCAGTCCCGGCAGATCACCCGGCCGTTCTCCATGATCTGTGCTTCGTCCGGAGCCTTTCTGGTGGAGGACAAGGCAGCCGCCAGATAGGCCCTCTCGTCGCGTTGCGCGCGATCGGCGATGTCCATGTCAGCTCCTTCCGTAGAGGCAGGGTCGCAACCAGCGGGCAATGGCCAGGCTCCAGCGTTTGGCGCGGTCGACGGACATGCCCATCTCCCTGAAGCGGCAGTAGAGATGCCCATCATTCAAGGAGTGCTGGAGGAAATTACGCATTACCGTTTCCCGCCGGTCTGGCGTTCGTAGCAATCGAGGACCGCGTCCTGCTGCTCGATGTAGCCGCACTGCCGGTCCACGATGGTGAGCAGCCTGTCCAGGTTGGCCGGCGAGCACACATGGTCGGCCGGATCCAGTGCGGGCAGTGCGGGCCGGGACGGCCTGGGACAGCGCGTGTAGCTGTGCTGCACCGTGACGGTCCGGCCGGCGCAGCCGCTAATCACGGCAAGAGCGGTTAATATGCACAGCAGCGTTGTGGCTCGTCGCATCGTCCACCACCTTTCCCGCCCTGGCGGGTACGGTCTTGGCTCTACGGATGATCACACAGCGATCGGCTGCCCGCGCCTGCGCGCGGACGTTGGCCTGCTGACAGGCCTCGACCTGGGCGGTCAGCCCGTCGCGGGCGTCGGACAGCGACTTGGCCGACGCTTCCAGGAGCGCAATTCGTGTGTTGGCCTCGCTCAGGTCCTTGGCCATGCTGGTCAGGCTGGTCTGGAGTTGGGCCACCCGGATGGTCTGACCGGCCAGAGCCGCCAGCAGCGCGGCCAGGGCCAGACCGGCGGCCCAGTACAAGCCGCGGTTACTCATGGCAGATGCCCTCCCCGTATCCGGCCGCCACGTAGCGCGGAGTCAGGGTGCGCAGGATGCGCTTGGGGTAGCCCCGATTCTCCCGCCAGCTTCCGGCGGATCGGCCGGCGTTGACTTGCTCCACATTGTCCCACCAGGCGTCCGGTGCCAGGCCGCGCGAGGCGGCCAGCCGGCTGTCCCGGCGCACCCAACCGAGGCCGCCATTGTAGGCGGACAGGGCAAAGGCCATGCGGTCGCAAGGGGTGGACGCCTCAAGGCGGTCCCACAGGTAGCGGTCGTAGGTACAAAGGGCGCGCAAGGCCCAGGAGGGATTAAAGGGCTCGTTGGCGGCAAGCTCCGGGAAGAGGCCGGAGATCCAGTCCGCCGTGGCCGGCATGAACTGGGCCATGCCCCGGGCGCCGACGGGACTGGTGGCATCCGCTCGCCAACCGGATTCCTGGTGGACCTGGGCCGCAAACACGGCCACCGGCGCGGACAGGCCCCAGACGCTCCGGGCGTTGCGGATCAGTTCGGCCCGGTGGCGCAGGGCGGCGGCCGGAAGGCCGCGCGCCCGGACGGGCGTGGGGGATGCGGCCTTGGGCGCCGTGGTCGGCTGTGTCGTCGCGGCCGGCCGGATTGCCGGCGCCGGAGCCCGGTCGCATCCGGAGACGAGCAGCACGGCCAGCAGGGCCAGGGCGAAGGCCAGCACCAGGGCGGCCAGATCCATGGCAGTCTGGTGCATGCTACAGCCCCAACCCCATGGCCAGCATGGTGCCCAACATGACGAGCGGCCGGCGCAGCATGGCGGCGGCGTAGATCTGCTCGCAACCCGCGGCCACCGGATGGTTGGCCCGATCATCGCTCGGCTGTTTGTCGGCCCGCCAGTCGGATGATGTCAGAAACGAGTCCGGCCGGGCGTAGGGGAAACACCAGCGATCAAGCCAGTAGCCCAGATAGCCGGCAATGGTGACCAGGGCCAGCTTGTAGGCCGCCACCGGCAGTTGCTGCGGCGAGAGCAGGGCCACGGCGGCGACCAGGACCACGGCCAGGACCAGGCAGACCAGCATGCGCGGGTTCAGGCGAGAGCGCAGCGACGTCTTGTCCGTGGTCAGGGTCACGGCCTCGGCGGCCAGGCCGGAGAGGGTTTCGGTCGCCTTCTGCCGCATGGCGTCGGCAAGGGCGGCACCCAGGGCGGCGATGCCCTCCGGGGTGTCGAGGCCGGGCGCGGCTTGTTTTACGGATGTGTCGGTATTCGTTTCGGCCATGATGCCTACCTCCCAGGGGTTTCGTTGAGGATCTCGGTTTTGACGTCCGCCGGCATGTCCCGGTCATGGGCCACCATGGCGCGCATCATGCGAAAGAGCGTGTTGGTGCGGTCCTTGATGTCCTGGCGCAGTTCGGCGTGGCCGTCCTGCACCGCCTTGAGGGTGGTGCAGACCGTGACGCGCCGCTCCTCGTACTGGCGGTGACTCACGTAGTTGCGCTTGGTGAGCACGTGCACGGCCAGCGCCACCAGCAGGGAGGTGAACCCCGTGACAGCGGCGGCCTCGAGCGGAGTGAACGTCACGACAGGCCCCCTTATTCCGGGATGACGCCGGTGAGCAGGTAGCCCGCGCCGGTGAACTGGATGCATTCGTCGGTGTTCTGCCGGGCTCGCACGACGTCGCTGCGGGTCTGTTCCTCGCGGTAGGTCTCCACCACCAGCATATCCGGGGCGTCCTCCTCCCAGGCGAAGGTCCGGCCGAGGGATGGCTCGCGCAGATCCTGACCGCCCGAACTGACCACGCCCAGCATGGCCATGGTCGGGGACCAGATCGGCTTGACGTTCTTGGCCTTCTTCTTGGGCGCGGTATTGCTCACCGCGCCGGCGGCGATGATGTGCACGCCGAAGTAGGCCTCGAGCTGGGGGATGGTCAGATCGCCCCGGATGGCGTTGGGGTCGGCGTATTTGACGCGTTCGATGACCGAAGCGCACATGGACACCTGGCGCAGAATGGACTCATCCAGAATGAGCGCGTTGGGCTTGAGGCCGATGGCCAGGCGCATGCCGTCGATGCCCTCGACCACGTCGGCCCGGGGATCGGCGTTGGCGTAGTCGTTCCAGGCATGCCCCACGGCATGACCCCCGAAGGTGGCGACGTCGAAGACCTTGGCGGCCGTCCTTTTTTCCCGGGAACGCAGCACCATGGACATGGCCCGATAGGTGGCCATGGTCTCGACGTCGAAATAATTCCGGTAGAGCTTGGCCTCGGTGTCGTCGACCGGTTCCTCCCAGCCGTTCTCGGAGCAGGAGTAGTCCTCGAAATCGAAGTCCCAGTCGCCGCGCGCGTAGGCCGTACGCGGCGCCCGGGCGGTGTCGGCCACCTCGAGCAGGGCTTCGGCCGGAATGACCGGGTATTTGGCCGTCTGCAGCGGCGTGTAGAACGGCGGCAGCACCAGATCGGCAATGTAGCCGATGGTGGCGGCCGACAGGCTGTAGGCGAAGGCCAGAGCCCCGAGGTCGGGGCGGACAATGGCTGTGGAAATGGGCATCGCGGAAACCTCCTTGTCAGCCCGACTAGCTCAGGGTGTGGCCGTAGCCGTAGGGAACCAGTTCGACGACGCCGCCGGCGGGGGCACCGACCAGGGCCATGCCGATCACGTGGGATCCCGCCCCGGAGACCAGGACGATCTTGCCGTCAGCCGTGGCCATGACCTCGTCACCCATGGCCACGGCACCCGAGACCTCGATCTCGACGGTGCCCTCGGTGTTGAGCAGGCGCACGCCGATGCGCTGTCCGGCTTCCAGGGCCGGACACTCGATCACGCCAAGCGGTTTGGCCGATGCGTCGCAATGGGCGATCTGCCCGGTGGGCAGGAGCGTCACCAGCCGGTAGGCCTCCAGGGGACCGGAGGCCGGGTAGGGCAGATGGGATGTGCTGCGGTAGGCCATCTACTTGCCCTCCTTGCCGTGCTGCCTGGCCAGCCAGGCGGCGTGCGCCTTGGGATGCTCCTTGATGGCTTTGGCCATGGCCTTGCCCTTGGACAGGCCCTTTTCCTCCTCGGCCGCCACCAGGGCGTCGAAGTCCGGCGCCTTGGCGTCGGCGGCCGGATTCAGGGGTTTTTCCGTGGCGGCCTTGAGGGCCGCAAGGGCATCCTTCCGAGCCTGGGACGGTTCGCCCTTGTCCGGCGCGGCGGCGTCCGGGGCGGCCATGAACGCGCCCATGGCCGCCGCCTGTTCGGCGGTCACGCCCGAGGCGACCACGCCGGCCACCTTGGCGCCCATCTCCTTGCCCACCAAGGCGGTAACCACGCCCAAGCAGCGAGCCTGCTCGTCAGCCACAGCGGTCTTGCGGGCCGCGTCGGCCTTGGCGGACAATTCCGTTGCCACTTCGGCGCGGTAGGCCTCCGCCACGCCTTGGTGCTCCGCCTTGAACGTTTTGAGATCCATGTGCACCTCCTGCACGATGCGGTTGATGAAATCGGCGCGGCTTTCGAGGCGGTCCACCAGCCCCAGCTCCAGGGCCTGCCGGCCAAGAAAAAGCCGGCCGTCGGCCATGGCCTGGGCCTTTTCCCGAGTCACGCCCCGGCCGGCGGCCACGGCTTCGAGAAACAATTCGTAGACCTCGTCCACGCCGGACTGCAGATAGGCCCGGGCCTCCTCGGACAGCGGTTCGTCCGGGTTGCCCATGGCCTTGTATTTTCCGGCCGTGATGTAGGAGACGTCCACGCCCATCTGCTCATTCCAGCCGGACCAGTCGGTGTGGGTCAGGACCACGCCGATGGAGCCGATCTCGGCCGTTTCGTGGGTGACGATTTCCTTGGCCGGGCTGGCCGCCCAATAGGCGGCCGAGGCGAGCAGATCCGCCGCGTAGACGTAGAGCGGCTTTTGCGCGGCAACCGTGCGCACGATGGTGTGGAGCTCCTCGATGCCCGCCACCGTACCGCCGGGCGCGGTGTCCGCGTCCAGGAGGATGCCCCGCACGGCCGCATCCTGGCCGGCCTGGAGCAGCCCGGTCCCGATCTCGCGCATGGAGGCGATGCCCCACCAGCGATTGCCGTCCTTGGACATCGGGCCGGAGAGGCGCACCACGGCCAGGGGGCCGAGACGCTCGTAAAACCGTTCGTCCCGTCCCGGGGCGGCAACCATGGCCGCCGCGGTCTTGGCATCGGGCAGCCCCTTGGCCTTCATGGCCCGGAAAAGCCCGGCCAGATACCCGGGCTCCATGGCCCAGCGGCGTTCCGTTTGGATGCTCACGCGGCCTGCTCCTTGTGGGTTGTCTCCTCGTCGTCCTTGGCCGGGACCTGCACCGATACGGCAACCGGCGACGCCGTGGGCGTCAGCCCGTAGCGGGCGTAGGTTCGGCGCTCTCGGGAAATCTTGCGGGCCATCGACTCGGGGTCGGTGCCGCGCGCGTACAGGATGTCGGTGAGTGAGTCGGACAGGGCGTCCAGGCCGAGTTTCTCGGCGGTGCGCTCCTTGACCGGGTCGATCTGGCCGCGCGGCGGCCGGGTCCAGGAGACGCCGCACCAGGCCCGGGTGGCCTCGTAAAAATCCGGCTTGCCCTTGGGCACCACGAGATAGCCGCGCAACCAGGCCTCCTCGAGCACCATGGCGTAGACGCGGTTTAGGTAGCCGCGCACGAACCAGTCCTGGTACAGCGTGTAGAGCTTCCAGACCTCAAGCAGCGCGGCCCGGGCGGACGAGTAGTTCGTCTGGGAAAAATCCTTGGACACCGACACATAGGGCTGGCCCGTGGAGGCGGTCAGGGCGTGGAGGATGCGGGTATAAAAGGCGTCGAAACTCTGGGGCGGCCGGGGGTTGGCCAGGATATGCGGCTTGTCTCCGGTGCGGCCGGAGATGATCATCCCCGGTGTGATTTCCTCGGGGTAGGGGCGGACCAATGTCTTTTTGCTGTTGCCGCTCAGATCGACGGATCCGCCAAACTGATCGCCCACGGATTCCATGAACACCGTGAAGCTGGCCGCGATCACGGCCGACACCAGCTCGGAATCCACGTAGGCCGACAAGTCGTTGAACAGCTTCATGGCCGGCGCCAGGATGGTCTCGCCGCGATACTGCTCCGGCATGATGCCGTGCCGGCGGTGGAGACAGCCCCAGCGGTGGCCGATTTTTCGGGGCACGCGGCGAAAATAGATTTTGGACAGGCCGGCCAGGGGACGATTGTCCGGCGGCTCGGCCAGCCAGTAGGCCAGCGGCCGGCCGTTGGGCCCCATCTCGATGCCGCGTTTGATGAGCGGATTGTTTGCCAAGTCGCACGGCGTGCGCAGCCGGGCCGGATGCAGCGCCTGGAGGGCCAGGCCGAAAGACCGGCTGGGGTCGGTATCGATCCAGACCGGCAGGTGAATGAACTCCCCCAGAACGAACATGGAGCGGCAAGCCTGGTACTGCAGGTCGTTGAAATGGTCGGTGTCGGCCGCGTCGGCCTCGTCGCACCAGAGCTCCCAGGCCGCTTCCGCACTGTCGGCGAAGGCGTCGGCCTCGTCGTCGGACAGGCCGAGGCGTTGGGCGTTGGGCGAGGATTGCGGGCGCAGGCCCGGGCCGGTCACGTTGAGCGTCAGGGAATCCACGCAGGCGGCGGCGTGGCCGTCGCTGGCCACCAGGGATTCGGCCCGGTCGCGGATGAGGTCGGCGTCGCGCTCCTCGGCGTAGGGGTTGATCCGGCTCGGGAAGAAGTTGGCCAGGGTTCCTTCGCGGCTGGAAGCCGTGCGGCGTGTGCCCGGAACGCGGCCTTGTACCCCGCCGAAGGCTGCCATGACGGCCCGGGCCTGGGCCCGACGCAGGCCCCGGACCGGTGAAAGATAGCCGACGACCGCATCCAACCAGTTGCCCATCAGCAGTACCTCCCGGGGATGAGGGAGGTGAAGGCCGGGCTGCCGTTGCCGGCGGCGGCATCTTCCACCGTGGTCTGCCGGTCGAGCCAGTCCAGGTGCTGCTGGATGGCGGGCAGATCGGCCCGGCGCAGCCGCCGGGTGCCGATGGTGAATTCCTGTCCCTGGGCTACGGCCAGCAGGGCAGCCTTCCATTGGGCGATGTGTTCGGCTTTTTCCGCTCGGGTAAAAATGGCCATGGCTGCGGGCTAGCACACCCGCCCCGGCCAACGAGGAGACGATAGAGACAATAGAGACAAGAGAGACACTTTTTTGCGGTCGAAATTGGCCTTGTGAAATGAAGAATATCGTCAGCAGTTAAAGGATGTTATGTTACCTGTCGGACCATGCGAAATCGTGAGTCGATTTTGCACCCTCGAAAAAAAGGTTTTAGGCAAGATTTTGTCACCAGAAATGTTGACTGCTTTATTGTCATCACTTATGGTGCATTCATGAACAGCAAGGAACTCAAGCGGTGGCTGGCCGAGCAGGGATGCACCTTCGAGTCGCACCGTGGCGGTTCCGGCCACCTGACCGTGATCCTTGGCGACAGGACGTCGCAACTGCCCATGCACGGGCAAAAGGAGATCGGCAAGGGCCTGCTGCAAAAGATTTGCAAGGATCTTGGACTCAAATAGAGGAGGGGAGCCCATGCTCACCTATGCCGTGCACCTGACGCCCGACGACAACGATACCCTGCTGGTGACCTGTCCGGATCTTCCCGAGGTGACCAGCTTCGGCGAGGACGAACGGGACGCCCTGGGCTATGCTGCGGGGGCCATCGAGGAGGCGCTGGCTGCGCGCATGGCCCACAAGCGGGACATTCCCCTGCCGGCCGAAGATGTTCCGGCCGGGCTGTATTCGGTCCGCCTGTCCACCCAGACGGCCCTCAAGGTGCTCTTGTACGCGGCCATGTTCCGCCAGGGCGTCACCAAGGCCGAACTGGCCCGGCGCATGGGACTCCCGCGCCAGAACGCCGACCGGCTGCTCGACCTCAACCACGCCTCCCGCCTGGATGTGCTGGACGCGGCGTTTTCGGCCCTGGGCCAGGAAGTGGCCGTGGCCCTGCGGGATCGCGCGGCCTGACGTCAGGGCTCCTGCCCGGGCGGCACCGGCGGATTCCCTCCCGTCGCCCGTCCCTTGTATCGTCCCTGCTGGTCATAAAGCCGGGTCTCGCCGTCCGGCTCCGTCATCACCCGGCCGACGTAGCGGCCCTTGGCGTCATAGAGATTCGTCTGCTTCGGGTTGGCCGGGTTGATGGTGGCCCGTCCCCGATAGCGTCCCTGGGCGTCGTAGACGTGGGACTCCCCGCCGGCCAGGGCAGGGAGGGCGAGACCGATCGACAGTAGCAGTGTGACGGCAAGTGCCCTCATGACGTCTCCTTTTCCCGGCGGCGGAGATAGCGCTCCACGCTTTTGGTGGTCACTCGGAGCCCCTTGACGTCTCCCACGGGCACCACCTTGAATTCGCCTCTGTGCACCAATCGATACGCATGCGCCCTGGAGCAGTCGAGCCAGTCCATGAGTTTTTTCACGGTGATGAGCGGCCCTTCGGCGGTGCGGTCATACGGAATATTCGTGGTGCGCATGGGATCCTCACCCCCGGCGGGCGGCCAGGATGTCGCTGGCGCGACGGGCGGCCATGGCCAGGGTTGACGTTTCGTTCGCTGCCGACCCGGGCGCGATCGCCTGGTCGGCTTCCTGCTCGTCGGCCTGGGCCAGCAGGTATTGCAGGCTCGGGGTCCAGGACCCGTCCGTGCAGGCGTGGGCCATCATGGTGGCGTCGAGCAGGTGGTTTTCCCTGCTCACCGCCTCCCAGACAAAGGTGCCGCTTCTGGCGCGGACGAGCCGCTCGGCCGCCATGTGCTTGGCGTAGGTTGCTTCGGTACCGGCATTAAGCAGCATGGGCTGGCGGGCGTCCGGCGAGAGCCGCTTGAATACCAACCGCTTGAGATAGCCGACGTCGAGCAGATAGAGCCGCAGCCCGCCGGGGATAGCCCGACCGGACTTGGGCAGCTTGTCCACCACACTCCAGGATACGGGCACGTAGTGTTCGCGCGACCGGCCCTTGATCGGGAAGAGCCGTCCTTCGCCCCGGGACCGGCACCAGGCGTAGACTTCCTCGGTGCGGGTCAGGACCTGGTGCTCGGAGACGTTGCCGCCCGAGTCGATGGCCGCCCGCCAGATGCCCATGTCCGCCCCCGGTCGTCCCAGGATCGGGTAGCGCGTCTCGTGCACCAACGCCATGACGTCCTCCCAGGTCGCAATCTGGCCGTAGTCGATAAGCCAGCTCTGCAAGCTCGCGCCCCAGGCCAACACCGCGAACCAGAAGCTGGTGGCCTGGGTGTCGATACCGCAGGTCACGGCCACGGCCTCGACCGGCACGGTCTTGGCCGGCAACCACATGGCCCGGCGGGCCAGCACGGATTCCGGCTTGGTATCGATCTCCACCGGCGTGAAGGGCAACGCGCCGCGCCCGTTGCGGAATTCCCGCTTGACCTTGTCGTCGTCGATGCTTTCGGCCTCCACCTTGTCCGCCGCGATCTCCGACAGGGAAACGAACGGGTAGATCAAGGAGCACATGTGGAAGCCCACCCGGCGCGGTCGCAGCACGGCTTCGTCGGCCCGCCATTCCCCACGCCCCACGGCTACGTCCCGGGCATGATCGGTCCACATGTATTTGCAGTGCGGGCATTGGTAGCGTCCAAGCCGACGGCGCTTGATCTCACGTGGATCCGTGCAGCCGTCGAGCACTGCCACATTGTCCAGGGTCATCACCTGGAGCGTGCCGCAGCACGGGCAGACCACGACGTAGCGGCGCAGCTCGTCGCACTCCTTGGTGACCATGGTCCAGATGGTGCTGGTTTCGTCACCCATGGGCTTGGCCACGGCCAGCACGCGCCGCTTGGGACCGTAGCTGATCGTCCGCTCGCGCAACTCGTTGATCGGGTCGCCCTGGCCGGCAAGCTGGCGGTAGAGGTCGACCTCGTCGAGGAACTCGTGCAGCACCGTGACCGAGGCGCGCTGGGCCGGGGACAGGGCCGAGGACAGATAGATCGTGGAGCCGTCGCGCAGCTCGATGGCGTCCTTGTTGTCGCGGAGGTACACGCGCCGCAACGCGGCCGAGCCCTTGAGGCGCGGCAGAAACTTCTTGGTCACGGCCCGGGCCAGGGTGGCCTCGTCGGGCATGGCCAGGAGCTTGGGGCCGGGATAATGGGCGATGCTGTAGAGCAGGCAGGCGAACATCAACTCGCTTTTGCCGCCCTGGGGGCTGGCGCAGACGTCCACCTCCTCGACGCCCGACTGGTAGAGCGTGTCCATGATGCCGCCCAGATACGGGGTGGCGTCGAGGCGCAACCGCGAGCCGGCATACGGGCCGTCCTGGACCACGATGTGCTGCGAGGCCCAGGCGGAGACGGGCGGCCGCTCCCGCTTGCGGTAGATGTCGCGTTCGGCGGCGGTGAAGGTAAAACGCACGGACTCGGGAACGGTCACAGGCCAAGCTCCTTGGCTTTGGCGCGACACAGGGCCGCGAACGTCTGCGGGTCAATATCCATCGTCAATAGTTCTTGTTTGTAGCACTCGTATTCCCGCCACAGGTTTCGTTCTTCGTCCATGATCCCGCCTACCTTGCCTTGCAGTTCGTTCCCACGCGGAAATATTTCCGCGTGAAGGTGGCAGGCTAGGTCATTCGCCGGATCAATTTCGACTGCACGGTGCACAATGGTGCACAGTTTTTTCGCCTTGCTCGTGGCGTGGACCGCGCGGAAACCATCCCGGGCGGCATGAACTGTTCGGATGTCATGCCACCCTTGTTTCCTTTTTAAGCAATCGTTTTGCCTTGGCGTAATCATCGTCCTTGGCGCCGCAGCCACGGTATTGCATGAGCGACTCTAGGGTGAGCTTGCCGGCGCGCAGGAAGGGGATCGTGCAAAGCTTTTCGAAATCGTAGGGTCGCCCCGGGATGGCGCGCAGGATGTGCGAGTACGCCGCCAGGGGGCAGCCTTGGCACGCGGTTTCCGGCATGGTTTCAACCAGGATGTTTTTTGCCCCGCCAATGTGGACCGGCACCCCGCCTCCGGGGGTGACGTAGTAGGCGACCTGGCCAGGGACCAACTCCAGGAGACGGAGATCTGACCTGCTCACGCCCCAACCTCCAGCAAGTTTCCCCGCGTCTCCACGCCGGGGCGATAGTCCACCCGGAAAAAGCCGAGCCGCCCCTTGCAGGGCATGAAGGGCAGCGGCCGGGCGTCGGCGATGCGCCAATGCCATTGGCCCGGCGAGGCCCAGGGGGAAATCTGGTCCCGCGTGCAGTCGACCAGCCGGGCCATGCCCACGATGCCGCCGACGCCGCGTCCGTCTTCGGGAAAACGCAGGCCGCCCGGCAGACCGTAGCGGGCGTGCATCTCCTCCAGAAGTTCCCTGGCTTCGAACAGACTGAACCGCGGCCGGGCGCTGGCCTGGATGAGAACCTGGCGGCCGACGTAGCATGCCGGCAGGACCCAGGTCCGGTTCTCCACGTCCTTGAAGCCGTTGACGAGCAGCCAGGCCCAGGGTTGCTGCACGGCAATGGGCGATGCCGGGGATGTCGGCCGGCGGAGGCATGGTGGCGGTGGGGATGGTCACGCGGGCACCTCCGGAAAGGCATTGTACTCCACGCCGTCGAGCAGGCGGCCGGCTGCTCGTTTGCCGAATCTCCCGCCCCATTGCTTGAAGAAAAATGGTGTGCCCGCCTCCTGGCACTGGTCGCGCAGGGACCGTGCCCAATCAGGGTGCATCGGCCGGGCATTGGGGCCGCTTTCACCGCCAACAATGACCCAATCAAGGCGGGGCATCCCCCGATTGCAATGATACGGCCCATATTCGACGCCGGTCAGATAGTCATAACCCCAGGGGTACCTTTCGCCGGCGGGCTTGCTGATTCGTCGCATCATCACCGGCCCCAACATCGGCTCGATGCTCACAAACCGCTTGGCCGCCGGTGTTTCCAGCAGGATCGGGATGCGCTCATCGGCACGTTGCTGGTCTTCGACAGTGACGCCGAGCCAGATGTTCGGCAGAGGCCACGAGAGATATTCCAGGGGTACACGCGGATCAATTCGTCTGGCCGTCTCCCCCCGTCCGTCACATCGGGCAATGGACGAGTCGATGAGATAGGCCAGCATTCGTTCGGGGCGTTTGGTCAACAGCAAAAAAGTATGCTGCTTGGCAACGGCCATGTAACCAAAGATAGTATCAAGGAATTCATCCGGCACAGCATTATAGAAGAGGTCGGTCATGCTGCCGACAAAGATTCTACGCGGTTTCTGCCAGCGGAGGACCTGTTTCATCAAATGCGGATGCAAGTTGACTTGCCCTGTCCATTTCCCAGCCCCGTCAGTCAGTCCCTTGAAATAGGGGGGATTTTAATATTAGCGGCCAGCCGATGCGTCATTCTTGCCGCATAACAGTTGTCACAGGCCGAAGAGGCCGGAGAACAGCCGAAGCAGGGATTGATTGTAGCGTCGCACCACTCGATCTTGCTTTTCACTCCCATCACCGCACCATCCATGGTTTAATTGTTCAGGCCGACAAGTCGGCGAACCGTTCCAGGAACCGCCGGTGCGCCTCGCGGGGCGGCAGGCCGAGCTGACCGGGATGGTCCAGGCCGATCTCGCCCAGCTCGAAGGGAACCGGCATGGCGTCCCAGGGCTTGGGCGGCGCCAGCAGCAGCCACTCCAGCTCGGTGGCCAGCAGGCGGCGGTCGGCGTCCTCGACTTCGGCGGGGATGGCGGTCGGCAGGCGGAACCGGCGCGAAATCGCGTCCCAGACGCGGCCCTCGACATCACGGAACGAGGGCAACAGGGCCTTGAGCGGCGAGACCATGTCGCCGACGTAGGCTTCGGCCGCGTCGTGCATGAGGCCGCAAAAGGCCAGTTCGCGCGGCAATACCCGTGACACGTAGAGGCAGTGCTCGGCCACGGAGTAGAACCGCTTGGTGTGGCCGTTGAACCGGCACTGGTTGGCCAGGGACAGGGCGATGTCCTTGATGGACACCATGGCCGGGGCCGGATCGATCAGATCGAAGGCCAGGCCGGAAAAGGTCTGATTCCAGGGATTGCCGCTCATGCATCCTCCTTGCGTTTGGTTTTCAGGCCGCGTCCGGATCCGCGCGGTCCGTGTCGGTTGCGGCCACGAATTCCCGATCCTCGGACCAGGCGTCCATCCAGTCAGCCGTGGCCTCCTCCCAAAGCCGCAGGAACTCGGGCAGCCGGGCTTCCTCGCCGCCCACGGCCGCGATGATGCGCGGGCCCATGAGTGGGCCGAAATTTTCGATCTGCGCCTTGAAAAACTGGGCCCGAGCCGCCAGCCCGCGCTCGACCTCGTCCTTGTCCACCAGCTTGCCCTGGAGCTTTTCCCGCCGCATGCGGGTCAGCAGCGCCTGCTCGACCTTGTGGTCGGCATCGGCCGCCAGCCGGCGGCGCGCCTCGGCCGAGAGCTTGCCGTCCTCCTCCCTGCTGACCGTGGGCAGGCTGGCGGCATAGGCCAACAGCACCGACTCCTCGAACCGACCGCCGGCGTCGGTGGGGAGGAGCCCGGCCTTGCAGTCGGCGTAGAACTTGGTTTTCCGGATGGCGAAGCCGCGCCCCTGCAGATATGCCAGCGCGTCCTTCTTCTTGGCGAACAGGCGTCCCTCGCCACCGGCGACCGCAGCCTTGTCCACCTCGTCGCGCACCTTGCGAAAGGCCTCGATGTTTTCCTTGGTCGGTTGTTCGTTCATGCGTCGCTTCGCCCCTTCCTTGGCCCGCAGCAGGGCGGGCAGATCCGTGGAGGCGCTCCGTTCGAGGTAAGGTGTGAGGTCGCCGGTCATGCCGCGCCTCCCGCCAAGGGGAACGGCCGTCCGTCCGGGGCGATGGCCGTCTTGCCCGTATGCTCCTGCCAGCGCAGCACGATCACGTCGCAAAAGCGCGGATCCAGTTCGAGGGTGCGGCACTCCCGCCCCAGGCCCTCGCAGGCCATGAGGGTGGATCCCGATCCGCCGAAGGGATCGAGGACCAAGCCGCCCGGCCGGCTGGAATTGCGGATGAACCGTTCGAGGAGCGCCACCGGTTTCATGGTGGGATGGGCATCGCTGCGAGAAGGCTTGTCCACGCTGAGGATGGAACCGGGAGCGACTTCGACGGCAAGATCCTGGCCCGAAACGATGTACAGATCGTCGCCGGCCGGGATCTGGACGCGGCCGTCCTCCAGGAGCACCGCACCGGGCAACCCCTCGAGGAGGGTGGTCTGCCGGCGACCGCCGAACCAGGCGTGGCGCCCGGTCGGCTTCCAGCCGTAGAGGATGGGCTCGTGCTGCCAGTGGTAGTCCGCTCGGCCGAGCACGTGGACGTTCTTGCGCCAGACGAGGCACGAGGCCAGCTTGAAGCCGGCGGCCTGGAAGGTCTCGCGGAAGCTCAGTCCCTCGGTTTCCGAATGGGCCACGTAGGCAGCCGCGCCGTCGGCCAGAACGGCGTAAAGCGCCGTGAAGGCCCGCGCCAGAAATTCGCGGAAGGCCGAGGACGTCATGGCGTCGTTGAGGATCTTCCCGGCCTTGCCTTCGACGGCCACGTTGTACGGCGGATCCGTCACGGCCAGTTCCGGGCGCTCGCCCCTGAGCAGCCGTTCCAGATCGGCCGGCGCGGTGGCGTCGCCACACAGCAGCCGGTGCCGTCCCAGGTTCCAAATGTCGCCCGGCCGGGTGACGGGCGTTTCGGGGACGTCCGGCACGTTGTCGGGATCCGTGCGGCCAACGCCCGGCAGCAGGTCGAGCAGTTCGTCCAGCTCGGCCACGTCAAAGCCGGTCAGGGCCAAATCCATGTCGAGCTCGCGCAGCTCGCCCAGTTCCACGGCCACCATCTCGTCATCCCAGGCCGCCCAGGTGGCCGAGCGGTTGACCAGCAGGCGGAAGGCCCGGACCTGTTCCGTGGTCAGATCGTCGGTCAGGATCACGGGCACGGTCTCCATGCCCAGGTGAGCGGCCGCGTCCAGGCACAGGCGGCCGTTGACCACCTCGCCGTCGGAACGTGCCAGCACCGGCACCCGGAAACCGTATTCCCTGATCGACGCCATCATCCGTTCCACCACGTCCTTCCCGTATTTTCGCAGGCCCCGTTCGTAGGGCCGCAGCCGCGCCAGCGGCCAGTATTCGAGCTTGAGCGTTTCCATCCGTCCGTCCCCGTGCTAGTGCCTCCCTGCCATGCATGGCTGGAGGGCTGGGATTCCTGGTCGGATGCCCCGTTCATCCGGCCGCCGGCGGGAGCTGCAACTCCGGCCGGCAGCCCTCCACTTACCGTCCGGCCGCCTCCCGCTCGCGCCAATATCCCAGGTTGGTCCAGCCGGCGAAGGCCAGCCCCGGTGTCTCGCTGGCGCAGCGCACCAGGGCCGCCCATTCGCCCGAGCCGTCGACCTGGCCGTGGACGCGGCGCAGGGAAGAGGTCGCCCGCAGTCGGCGCCGATCGAGAAACCACAGGATCGCTTCCAGGCAATCGCCGAAAAAGAGTTTCGCCATTTTGGCCATGGCTGCGTCGGGCACCTCGGCTCCGGACCGCAAGACCAGCGCGCCGTCGTCCTGTTCGGACAGCCCCGGGACCAGCATCGGCTCCACATGATGGCGTTGCATGGCCAAAAGCAGCCGCCCCAGCGGCACCATGTCCAGGGCGCCCGCATAGTCCGGCACAAGCCACGGCACGTCGGCGGCTTGCGCCGGGGCGGCGGGATCTGGTCCCGGCTCGACGGCCGCCTTTTCGCCTGCCGCGACTTCCGCCCCGGCGACGCCTGTGCCTTCCTCCTCCCCCTCCGCGCGGAGCGGCTGTCCAGGCGGCAAAAGTCCTGGCTGCAAGACCGGCGGCAGGCCGGCCATGATCCAGGCCCTTAGGTTGGCGCCGGCGGCGTAGGCCTCGCCGGGATCCTTGCCGACCGGGCACGGCCAGCGCTTGGCCCGGGAGAATGAGGCCGCCCACCGTTGCCAGCCTTTGGCCCCAGCACCGTCCGTGCCTTCGGCATCTAGGGCCACCAGGATGCACAGGGCTTCGCGCAGGCCGTCGAGCACGTCGGCGGCGATCTTCTTGACATTGGCCGTCTGCACGGAGATGACGCCGATTAGGTCCCCGACCTGGTCGTGCAGCATGAGGGCGTCCAGCTCGGATTCGACCACCACAAACGCCCGGGCCTCGCGCCCCAGGACCATGGCGTCCATGGCACTGCCCGGGATGACGTAATATTTCGTCTCCTGCTTGAACGCTTGGCGATCGGCCTCGGGCCGGCGGATCCGCAGCCGCAGCACCGTCCCCCCGGGATCGTCCGTGGCCAGATGCGGGACCACGATGCCGCGCGGGATCCAGAAGGTACGCTTCACGGTCGGCCTGCTGTCCTTGTCCGGCTTGCCCTCGGCCAGCGGCAGCCCCCAGTTGGCGCGCGGCCGGATCAGGCACGACTTGCCGCGCTCCCCCGGATTCCAGCCGAGGCGATAGCGCTTGATCGCCTCCAGCGGCAGCCCCCGGGCGGCCAGCCAGGCGAGCTGCTCGGAATTTTTCAGAAGCTGCTCGTGGGCCCAGGCGGCAAAGGCGGTGGCCTTCCTGGTCCACAATTCGGCCGGCGGCGCGGAGAGGGCCGGCTCGAACGGATCCTGGCCGGCGGCCGGCCGTGGCGTCCGGGGAAGGCCCGATCTGGTCCGGGCCGCCTCCATCCCCAGTTCCCGGCAGGCGTCGGCGTAGCTCATGCCCTCGTAGTCCCGCAAAAACTGGATGGCATCGCCGTAGGTGCCGCACTGCCGGCACCAGTAGCCGCCGCGGCCGTCGTGATCGTCCGGCCGGATCATGCACCGATCCTTGCCGCCGCAGGCAGGGCACGGCGCCGACCATTCGCCGGCGGCCTTTTTCTTCGGCGTCAGCCCGTGTGCGGCGAACAGTCCAAGGAGGTCAGCGGCCATGACGCGGATATCCTGTTTGCATGGCAAGGTCCTGGGAATATCCTGGACGTAATATCCCAATATTCTTTCCTTTTTTAATGATCAGGATAACAGGATAGGACATGATGGCGTGCTCCGGGCCGAGGGTTGAACGTTGAGCCGGCATGACGTGCCGGGGTCCTGATGTCCTGGCGGACCCCTCCATCCAGAGTCCGCGCTCCTTTTCACCCCCAGGACATTCCAGCGGCGGATGTCCTGGCGACGTCCTAGGTCCTGGCTACGAGCCGGACCGATCCTTCCAAAAGGAGTTGTTGTATCCCCTGTCTTCCTTTGACTTTTTGTCGGGGTAGGCCTCTTCGGCCGCAGGGTTGATACGCACGTCGTAGTAGTAGACCGTGCCGCCCCGGCGCTCCTTGTGGATTTTCTTCCCCAGGTGCTTGCCGAAGCTGTTCATAGTCGGGACGTACTTGCCCCGGTTCTTGACGTACCAGCGGGTGTAGAGGTCGTAGATGTCGGTGGCCGAAACGCGGGAATCGGGCGCGGTGAGGAGACATTCTTCAACAAAATCTTGCAGGTGGTCCTCCTCGCGCTGGTACTCCTCGGTGGCGGCCAGGACGGTCTTCGGTGGCGCGATGCCGTCGCGCTGCCACGCCAGGCAGCCCCGAACCAGCCAGGCCAGGATCCCGGGCATCTCATGCTCCTCGAAATGCTTGCCCAGGTTCTTGTCGCGCTTGCGCTCGTGATCCTCTTTCGGGTTGTCGACATACTTGTACGGAAATTCGACCAGGCGCAGCCGGTCCCAGAAGGCGTACTCATGGGCGGCGGCATGCGGCCGGTGGTTGGTCAGCAGGAAAAGCGTGTGCGTCGGATAGAAGCTGGTCGGATCCCGGTCCCACATGTAGCGGCCGGTCAGCCGGTCGTCGCCGGACAGCCACTTGACCCGGGCGATGGAAAACCGCCGGTTCTCGTCGGACTCGGTGGCGTAGGCCACGCGCAGCCCGTTGAGGGACATGATGGTCGGCGTCGGTTTGTCCGCGTCCCGGGATTGTCCCTGGTCCAGGAGCAGCTCGGCCGGGATCGGTGCCATGTAGTCGCCGCAGACCTTGCCCAGGGTCTCAACCATGACGGTTTTGCCGTTGCGCCCCTCGCCGTTGAGCACCACAAACAGCGGTTCCGAGGACAGGCCGGTGATGGCGTAGCCGAACACGCGCTCTAAGAATGTGGCGACGTCCTTATCCTCGCCGACGATCTCCTCGACGAAGGCCTCCCAGCGCGGGCACGGGGCCTCGATCCCCTGCCACTCGACGCTGCTGGTCCGCCGAACCAGATCGCTGGGCCGGGCCGAGCGGAACTCTCCGGTGCGCAGGTCAACCACGCCGTTGGCCACGCCGAACAGGAACGGATCCGCGTCGAAATCTTCCATCCGGACGAGGAGCGGATCCTCGTTGGACAGGGCGAACCGCAAGGCGGCTGTGACCCCGGCGCCTTCGCGCAAGTCGTCGATGTTTTTGCGCAACCGCTTGGCGAGACGATCCATGCGTTTCTGCATCTCGTCGTCCCGCTCCTCCTTGGCTTTGGCACTTTTGGCCTCGCAGTCGAGGCGCAAGGCATCGTATTTTTCGACAACGGCCTCGACCGCGGCTTCCGTCCGGTAGACCGTGACCTGCTTCCAGTAGGCGCCGGTCCATTCGAACCACTGATTTTTGAGCTCGGGAGCGCAGAGGTACTTGCCCTTGTGCAGGGCCGCGAACAGCAGACCGTCGCCCTTTTGGCCGGCATAGAGGCAGCGCTTCACGAATTCGTTGTCGATGGCCGGCGCGGCCGGCTTGGTTTCGGAGCCTTCCTCCTTGACCCGTTCGGCAACTTGCTCGCGGGCCTTGGCGATTTCCTCCGGTGATGGATCGGGCGTTTTTTCAGACATGTTGCGTCATCCCATGTGGTTGACGGCCATGGCGCAGGACGCGCGCGACCAATTTTTCCGTTTTTCCGCCAGATTTTTTCCGCAAAAATCCGAGACACCCCGCACCCCGAGCGCGCAGGCTTTTGGAGGCCCCAGGAAGGACCCGCAGGCCATGCACGGCCGCTAGGACCTTCCTGGCTTGCCTATGAAAGGAGAAGAGAGGGGGGCGGGGCGGAGAGCCGGCGCACTGACGCGCGCCGGAAGCGGTACGCCTTCCCTGGACCGGCTGTGGCTTGTCCTGGCGCGACAATATGCCGCTACTCGCCACCGGCCCAGGGAAGGCGACCCCATATGCAATCCAGGAGGGGAATGCCTCAGACGGATAAGTCGAGGGATAATCCGTTATGGGATTGGATTGAGCCTCAGACGGCGAGAATACAAATTGGCATTCGGGAAAATGGAAGATTTCTGGGCAGCTGTGGCTATTACGGGCACCGAGTCGCGGCCTCCGGAGCCAAAGGCCGGGCGTTCGAATCGCCCATTGCCCACCAAGAATATCAGGCGGCTAGATCAAACATCTAGCCGCCTTTTCTTTCGGCGGTAACGGGGCGGTAACATCCCACAAGAGTCTTTGCGTTGCCGGCCGTATCGTCCGGTACGCCGTTGCTGCCGCTCTCGTCCCGATCCCGCTGCAAGAGAAAAGGGGGCCG